CTGCGACATCTGTGGCAACTTCATGCACGGCGAACGGGCAGGGATCTACAACAACACGCACCGCTACTGCTACGAGAACGACCGAAAGAAGAACATGTCCCCCGCCGAACGAGCCGCCTACACGGCAAAGCGACGGGAGTACCGCGAAGCCGCAGCCGAACGGGCGCTCATCAAACCCGCCAGCAACTACGGCCGTCGGCCCACCTAACGGAGCACACACATGAGCAAGTACACCATCGCCCAAGCGGCCCACCGCATCGGCGTCAGTAAGCAGACCATCCTGCGCTGGTCGCAGGACGGCACAATCAATCTCGACGCGGTCCACCGCGAGCGATCCAAAGGGCGGCACGGGTTCCGCATTCTCATCGACGCTGCCGAGATCGAGAAGTTCCCCGTCAGCACGAAGCTGCAGGTGTCGGACGATGTGCGAGCGATGATCGAGGCCCGGCTCACCCCGGAGGTCGCTCATGGCGGGTGACTTCGACCTGAGTGACGACGACTATCGTGACGTCACAACCTGCCCTACCTGCCATGCACCGATGCCGGAAGGGAAACCGACCTGCGAGCGCTGTCGAGCACAGCCTGCTCGACTCCCCGACGCGGACTGACCGATGGCTCGATATGGCACCGACAGCATAGGCCGGGAGCGCATCAACTATCCCGGTCACATCTTGCTCAAGCGAGCGATGAAACTGCACGGCGGAACGATCGATGACTTTGCGAAGGACGTGCTGGGCCGGAGTCGTGTCAGTATCTGGCGCTGGCTGCGTGTTATTACGCCGATCCCGCAAGCGGTCCAGCAACGACTCCGCACTTACTGCGCCGAAATGAAAGCGAGGAAGACCAATGCCGATTGATGAGATCGAAGCACGGCTGGCCAAGCAAACACTGCAGGAGCGGGTCACTGGTCGCGTTGTGCCGCTCCCGATACACCTGAACACGCAGCATCAAGGGAACCGCGTCATCTCGCGGTTCTTCCCCGAGCATTGGGCGAAGGTACAGCTTGCGCGGCATATCGCCTCACGATATGCTTCCTGAGCAGCGGCGCTCCCCCCTTGTGTCGTCGCTGTGACAACGGCCCCTCCGCCTGACGGCGCGAGGGGTTCGTTGTTTAGCCGAACCGCTCTCGCATGCGGGCGGTGGCAATGGCGTCGCAGATTGCTTCGTGCAGGGCGTCGCTCAGTCCGTTGTCGAGCCCGGAGTCGAGGATGGCCACATGGACGAGCTCGTGGAAGAACGTCTTCCACCGCTGCCGTGGCGCAGCCCGCCCATCGATCGTGATCGTCCGCAACTCGGAGTCGTACAGCCCCCAGCACTCGGCATGCTCATGCCGGATGGGCTGCTTACTGACGATGACGCGCACCGGACCGCCCGGTCCCTCGATCGCCTTCGGCAGCGGCGGATAACGCATGACACGCTTGGTCATCAGTCTTCCTCGCGCTCGGCCAAGGCCCGTAGAATAGTCTCGATCAAGATCGGCAGTCGCCCACCGCAGGACGGGCAGTGCTCGAACCGCGTCGGCACGCCATGCCGCACGACGAACCAGCCCTCCATCTCCCAGCTGTACCAGCACAGACCCGCGCGGACCATCATGTGCCGCCAGTCACACGCCTGCTTGCGGTCGCGCTGGCACGTCACCATGACTAGGTGTCCGGGTTGCTGACTGTCATCCCGAGCAGCCCAGCGGTCGCGTGGTAATAGAACGCCTGCATGCCGCGAGGCTTAGCGACATACCCCTCGAGTGCATGCCATCCGTCGGGTGGACAGATGGCGCGGTGGGTGCGAATCGTGACGCCGGACACGGTGTCGATCGCCGCCTCGCCATGCAGGTGGCCGGTGTGAATCTCGCGGTGCGTCGAGGCTCCCCACAGCTCCGGCACCTCAGCCGCCATGAGCTCGTGCAGTCGCTTCTTCGCCTTGTCGCCGTGCGCCAGACCCAACAGAACATTGCCGTGCGTGATGTACTTGCGGCTGGTTCCCCGGTCGTCGATCCGGACTCGGCCGTCCTTCCGGAAGTACGCCGACAGAATCTGCCGCAGTGCGACGGTCATCAGTGCGTCGTGGTTGCCGGGGACGAGCACCACCTCCGTCGGCCCCAGTGCTGCCGCCTGCTCGATGATATCGAACAGCGTCGCGGCCCCCTCCTCAACCATCTTCTCGACCCGGCCGTCTCGATCCAGCGGCGTGCCCTTTGTCGTCTGGCCGTGCGGGGTGTCGTAGTGGAAGTAGTCGCCGAGCAGCGCGATCACCCGGCGTCCGACGTTGTTGTTCTTCGCGTCCTCGAGCAGCTGGCCAGCAGACTCACGCAGCAGGTTGGTGGCGATCCGAATGTCGTAGTCCTGCCACCCCGTCTCCCGGCTCCATGCGTACTTGCCGATGTGCGGGTCCGCGATGACCAGCGCCTGCATGACGGCGGTGCTCTTTCGCTTGACCGCAGGCGCAGGCACCGACTGCCGGGGAGCCACGGCCCCAGCGATCATCGCCTCAACAATCTCGAGGGTCGACGGCCCTGCCTTCGGTTTCAGTTTGACGTAGACTCGGTGCAGCTCGGTGACCCGGACCTCGCCCGTCAGGTCGTCCTTCGACGCCGTCTCGTATTTCGTGGCCTGACTCTCGACCACCTCGAACCGCTCGAGGTCCGCCTCGATGTGCGCCAGTAGGTCTTCAACCGTACGGATGCGCGTGCCGACGGCCTTGGCCATGATGCCGTCCGCGCCGTCGGTCTGCTCAACCTCCTGCTCACTGCGCAACCCGGCCGGGGTGATCGCGGCCGTCGGTTTGCTGGCGACCTTCAGGTTGTTTTTGGTGCGCTTGTTATTGACGCTGGCTTCCGTGCGGACCTTGCGTCCGCCGTGGAACTCAGTGTTCAGCTGCAGCGCGGTATTGGTCGCGGAATACCCGTCGGCACAGAACGCGACAAGCCGGGCGTATTCTTCCCGAGACCACGGGACATGATCAGCGCGAATCGGCATGCCACACAATACGACATAACGCCGAACCCGGCAATATCACCGCAATACCACACCCAATACCACGCCCGCGATAAGAGCCTGCGTTCGGCTGGGGCAGGGCAGACCTAGGATGCGGCAGCGATCGGCCTTCAGCGTGGCAATTAGCGCCTTCTGGACGGCAATGACGGAGTCTGCATCACTGAGCACCACGGCCATTGCCCGGCGCTCGAGGGCATGACGTTCCCGTAGCGTGTCGACCGTGGCGGCGTACTCCGTTATCAGGTCAGACAGGGAGTCGACCTGAGCCGTGGCCACGATGAGGCCGTCGCGCAGCCGGTCGGCACTGGCCGAGGTGTCCATGCTGACCGCCTTGGCGTAGTCGTTCATGGACCGCGCCGACGCAAGCTGCCGCTGCAGTTTGATCGCGGCGATCCGCTCGAGGCGCTCGGATTCCTTCGAGGCATACTGCGCAGCGTAGGCGTTATTTCTGGCGACCTGCAGCGCCTTCTCGAGGGAGTCGATCCGGTTTTCAGCCGCTCGCACCCGACGCGACTGCTGGCTGGACGAGCGAGCGCCCATCGCCAACCCACCCACCACGGCGGCAAGAACCACGATCGCGATCAACATCCTAGGCATAGTCCTCGAGTCGGAATCCGGGCACCTGCTCCGGGTCATTCTTCCGGCCGGGGGCAATCTGCGCGTGGGTTGTCACCGGGAGCGCCCCGTACTTGGCGCGAATCTCCGCAATGACCTGCTTCGCCGCCGCCTTCTGCTTCTCCGTCAGCGGCTCCTTCCCATCGTTCCGGTTCGAGAAGGACACGCCAATGGAGATGCCATTGACATCCTTCTCTCCATGCCACTCGCTCTTCCCGGCATGCCACGCACGGCGGTCGTATGGCACGCAGGTGTAGACCGCGCCATCGCGCCCAATGAGCACATGGTAGCTGACCTTGGACTGCGAAGATTGGATCCACGACAGGCAGCCTTTCTCGTTCGGGGAAGCATCCGCGTGCAGGACGATCAACTTGACTGACTTGCTGCCCCGAACGTTGTGGTTCGGACTGGGGTGCGTCAGGTCCGGCATTACTTAGGCACCCGAAACGTTCCCGTCTTCCGATCGATCGCCTTGACGCCCGTCAGCACGCCGAACTTGACACCGTGCCACACCGCCGCCCACGCGAAGATGAGGCCGACGCCGAGGTTCATCAGCACCTCGGAGAATGGCGGCGTGGTCAGCAGGAGCAGGTTGAGCAGCGCCCCCGAGATGACCAAGGCCAGCGCCGTCTTGATGGTGTAGTAACTCAGCTTACTGAAGCGGTCAATCTGCTTGACGCCGTCCCCAATCTTCGTGAAGAGCATCACATAGAATGCCAGCCCGCCGAGGCAGATGAGCCCGTTCGCCAGCGCGTTAGTCGACTGGAGCATTTTTCGCCTCCGGGAAGATTTTGCCGATAACGATCTCGACGCCGCGCTGCCCGAGCACGCCGAGGAGGAACGCCATCGCGCTCATCGTCTGCTGGCTGGCCGCGATCCCCGTGACCTCGAAGACTACGGGTGTCAGGAAGTAGGCGCTCGAGGTGCCCGCCGAGACCGCAAGGAGGTTGTCGCGGAGGTTGCCGTGGCTGGCCTTGCCGACGGCAATCAGGCTGCCGAAGAACCCGGCCACTACTAGCATGAGGGGAGACTTGTCACTGGACATAACGGGTCCACAGGTGAAGGGTATACCACATCGGGTTGAATATCACTTCTGCCTCGGGAATGCAAGGCCGCGCAATACCTCAGCAGGTGACTCCGGCTCTTCGTATCCCATCATCCAGTCGTAGAGATACGACCCGGTGATGTACATCTGGCGGCTCGGCAGTTGCGCCCAATACCCCACCGCCATCATGAACTCCTTGACCTGCCCCTCGGTGAGCTCGAAGCCTTCGCCGCGTGCCGCCTCGCCCGCCGCTGCGCCCACCGCGTTGAGGTATTGACCACCGCC